GCATTGATCGCCAGTATGGTGACTGGATGCACATCTGGAATCAGCTCACCCTCTCGAAAGAGCAGGAGCCTGGATACAATAAAATGGTTGGCCAGACCACCGCTCTTACCTACTTAACCGATGGTAAGTTTGCCGATGTTGACTCTCCTTGTGAGGGCGGTGCGCCCGGAAACGTTTGCACTCCGCGCAAGGCGCTCCCGGAGACCACCCTTTACGTGCCGCTCCAGTTCTGGTACTGCCGCAATCCGGGTCTTGCTCTTCCGCTCATTGCCCTCCAATACCACGAGGTCAAAATCAACCTTGACCTCCGCCCGATTGAGGAGTGTCTGTTCGCTACCAACGACGCCGATAATGAAGATAAAGATACCGATGCTTACAATAAATCGCTTGTTGCTGCGTCGCTTTACGTCGACTACGTTTTCCTTGATACCGATGAGCGCAGACGCATGGCCCAGAACCCGCACGAGTACCTTATCGAGCAGCTCCAGTTCACCGGCGACGAGTCGATCGGTTCATCGTCCAACAAAATTAAACTTAACTTCAACCACCCGTGCAAAGAGTTAGTTTGGGTTGTTCAGCCGGATGACAACGTTCAATACTGCGACCATTTCACCCCTAATAAGGGCGCTAACAAAGTTTACGGTGCCCAGCCGTTCAATTACACCGACGACCTCGATGCTCTCCCGAACACCATGCTCGCGTTTGGCACCGACGACTCGCTCGGTTCAGGCAGTTACCTCGCTACCAACAGCGATCTATTCGAGAACTGGCAGGCCAGCGCCGTCGGTGACGGCAACGACGGCGCCAGTGGCACTGTATACGTATCGGACGCCGGTTCGTTCGTTCTTGGCGAGGATGCTCTCAACATGCACTGCTGGGGCGAGAATCCGGTTGTTACCGCCAAACTTCAGCTTAACGGCCAGGACCGCTTCTCGGAGCGTGAGGGCAGCTACTTCGACCTCGTCCAGCCTTACCAGTCGCACACTCGCTCGCCGGACACCGGCATCAACGTCTACTCGTTCGCCCTTCGCCCGGAAGAGCACCAGCCGTCGGGCACCTGCAATTTCTCGCGCATCGACAACGCCACCCTCCAGCTTGTTGTCTCGAACGCCACCGTCGCCGGCGAGGCCACCGCGAAAGTCCGCGTCTACGCCACCAACTACAACGTCCTTCGTGTCATGAGCGGCATGGGCGGTCTTGCTTACTCGAATTAAGTTATTAATTATACAACTTACCAATGATATAATAATTATATGAAACTAATTTAAAAAATATAATTATTATATATTATAATGCAGATTTTTATTAAAACATTAACAGGAAAAACAATAACGTTAGAAGTTGAGCCATCAGATACAATTGAAAATATTAAACAAAAGATTCAGGATAAGGAAGGAATACCCCCCGACCAACAACGATTGATTTTTGCAGGAAAACAATTGGAAGACGGGAGGACATTAAGCGATTACAACATACAAAAGGAATCTACACTTCATTTGGTATTAAGACTTCGTTAAGTATAGTATTAAGTATAAAACCATGAATCATAAATTTCATCTTTAATTACATCATCGATTTTAGTTTTATTTTCAGTTTTATATTTTATCTCTTCTTTATACGCAGGCAGAACCCTTTCATTCGTGGTAATTTGTCCTTTTTCAAAATAAATTCTTCTATATGGTGGCGTATACATTACATCGTTATCATAACTATTTTTATTATCTGGCGTTGTTTTACTAATTAAAAAAGTCATTGCAGTTAAACTTACACTCGTTACAATACCCAATGTAAATTTTCCAAACGATTCCTTCATGGTATATATTACATTAATAATTTTTATTTAAATTATTAATATAATTATTTATTCGCTGTTAAATAGTCGTGACATATTTATAACTTCTGGTTTGTTATTATCTTCTTTAAAAAGTTTATTTATTAATTCATTATTTCTAATTCTTATACTATAACTTTTTTGAACATTATTGCGACCAACACGCCCCATCGCTTGAATACACTTTTCTTGACTAATGTATCCCAAATCTTTACTTATATAACTGTGACAAAATTGATAGTTGGTTCCATAAATATAGTCAGCGGAAGCAATAATGAGATATAATTTTTGTTCTTGGGCCAATTTTTTCATTATTTCAATATAACTAATACTTTCATGGTTGGTAAATACGCCGATGCCCATTAATAGCAAAACTTTCCACATATTATCAATATCATCAATCAACATAATTTCTTCAACAATACTTTCGGTTATCTCTGGGGTAAACGGCAATCCATTGATAGTTTTATCAGATGCGTATTTATCTAAGTGTTGCTTAGTATTTGGTACATACGAAGGCTCCAAAACGACGCTCCTGATCTTTAAAGATAGTTTGTCAATTTCACTCATAATACGCTTCATTTCCGGATCTACGCGTCCGTCTGTCATTTTTTTATCTTTCTCGTTGCTTGTTCCGTCCTCATATGTTTTTTGTAAATCGCCGATTTTATCAGTTATCTTGTTATTATATTTAATCGTATTTAATATATTAGTTAATAAATTTTCAGGTATCTTTGCTTCTTGTAAGCAAAACTTAGCTATTTTAGTAACGTTGTCTGTTAAAAATATACATGGTCCATCAGTTAATGTATGTGCGTCATTTGTAACAAAATGAATGGTTGAATCATATTTTTTTTCACGATTGTTAATAAAATATAGATGTATGTCTTCCCATGATTCTTCTTTTATATTACCCAGCACTTCAAGATAATAAATTTTTAAATTTACCATTGTAACAGAATTCATATCGGTAAAATAGTTATCTAACAAATATCTCTCACTTTTCAATAAATTATTTTCATTAATATACAATATAAATTTAATTAATTCGCCCAAATCAATATACCTAAGCAATGTTTTATATTTTTTACAGTGTGTTATTATCTCCGTTATTTCTTTGTAATCACCGCTTAAATAATGTGGCATCGAAATATAGTTTTCATTATTTATAATAGGAATAGTTTTTTTACATTCGTGACTTTCAATAGTATATATTTCGGAATTTTCAAATTTACATTTAAAATCCATAATGGTATCATGCATTTCGTCTTCGCGAGGTAACGTAGCAGATGATAAAACAACGTTCGGAATCAAATTGTTTTTCCAATTATTTTTAATAATTGAATGGAATTCGTGCTCATCATAATCTAATGTTATTGTTGGTTCATCCCAATACAGTATAATATTTTCGGCATCATTAAATGCAAGCATATAATACATCGCGGGTATATAAGATTTAATATCGCATATCATTATCTCTACTTTATCTCCGATTGCATTATCGACTTTCCAAATACCACCCGTTCGCGTATTTACAGTATAATCTTTTGCCGCATAATAATGAAGGCGAACGTCCTCGGCGTCATTACAACCGAAGGCAAAGGCTATTTTTTTTTTCATTGAAATTGCCGATTTTGCCAGAGCTAAACCGACGTGTCTTGCGGCACAAACAAATATTATTTTATTTTTGCTGGATAATCCGAGTGGCGATATAGTTTTTCCAGTTCCCGTTGGTGCAATATATAATATTAGTTTTGAATGTTTATTTTTACAATAAGTAAACAATTGTTTTTGATGTTCATACAATTTAATATCCGAATAATCAAGTAAATAATTATTTTTTTCTATTACATCTTCGCTTATGGTAATAATATTTTTAATATTTATTTCTTTATTACATTCATCAATAATATTAATGATTATGCTCTGTAAAATTTTATTAATTAAATTTACATTATAGTAAACTAACGAATTTAATGTATAAATATAAAATAGCCATTTTTTTTCATTTTTATTTTTATTTTTATACATTTTCTCCATCAAATCCAATAATATAAATTCAAAAATATTTGTTTTATCTTTTTCTAAATTCTTATCTGTGTTTTTAAATCGAATTAAGTCGGCCTTATTAATAGTGATTTTTTTTAAGTTATATTTATCGTTTGGACTAATAGAAGAGTTATATTTATTATTTATCTTTTCAATATGTGGTTTTAAATATTTATCATATATATATATGTCCATTTCTTCGGAAAAACGAACTTTTAAATAGGCCATAATAGATAATGAATTATTGAAAACAATATTTACATCATCATAACTATTAATAATCAAATTATTAATAGTCTTTTCTTTTAATAAAATTGGTATTTCAATATTATCCCATTCATTTTTGGTTAATTTATTTTGATTAAGATTCATATTTTAAATATGTATATAAATCTTAATTTGTTTTCAATTTATATAAAATTGATTAATAATATTATGCTTGTTTAATTATAAACAACAACAAATAATATGAATAATACGAATACTAATAATCAGAAAATCTTCACAATTGAAGGAAATATCGGTTCGGGCAAGTCAACATTTGTAAAACATTTAAAAGAGTATTATAAAAATAATAACAGCATATATTTTTTAGATGAACCAGTTGAAGAATGGAACGAAATTAAAGACGAAAGCAATAAAAATATGATAGAGAAATATTATGAAAATCAAACCAGATATGCGTTTGCATTTCAAATGATGGCATACATAACAAGAATTACAAAATTACAAAAGGCGTTGAATGACGGATATAATATTATAATAACGGAACGATGTATTTATACAGATAAAAATGTTTTTGCAAAAATGTTATATGACGAAAATAAAATAGAACACGTAGAATATGTAATTTATAATAAATGGTTTGAAGAGTTTACTGCTAATATTCCCGATATAAAGGTAATCTACATTAAAACAAAACCTGAAATTGCTAAAGAGCGCATTAATTTTCGTAATAGAAAAGGCGAGGAAAATATACCGTTGGAATATTTACAAAAATGCGATATATATCACACCAATTGGGTAAATAATATTAAAGTGGAAGATAAGTTGATTTTGGACGGAAATACAAATATTAATGAAAATCCAGACTACAATAATATATTATTGAAAGAAACTGATAATTTTATATGGAATAATAATAAAAATATCACTAGTAATATTGAAGAATATATTTTAATGTTCGATGGTGCCAGCCGAGGAAATCCTGGACTTTCTGGATGCGGATTTGTTATATATGATAGTAAAAATACTGTTATTTATAAAGGAAGCAAATTTTTAAATGTGCAAACAAATAATTACGCAGAATATATGGCGCTAATAATCGGTTTAGAAATGACATTAAAATTGGGAATAAAAAATTTAATTGTAAAAGGAGATTCACTTTTAATTATAAAACAGATGAAAGGGTTGTATAAGGTAAAGTCTGATAATTTAAAAGATTTACATGAGCGAGCAAAAGTATTGGTTAAAAATATTTCAAATATCGAATATATATTTGTAAGAAGAGAGTTCAATGTCGAAGCCGATAAATTGGCAAATTTAATTATTGATTTAAATGGCGATACTGGAGCAATAGAAAGTAATGAAAATACGCTTAATTACAAAGTAGTTTAATATTAAATTTTTGGATTCCTTTATATTTTAAAAAATCATTTTCTACAGTAGTCGTTTTAAAATAATCATTTCCATATATATCTTGCAATAATAACCATTCAAATAATCCACCCGTATAAATATATACATTAATAAATCCCAATTTTATCAATTGATTATATTTTTTAATTAATTTATTATCACATGAGTTCTCTCCATATATTACTATTTTCTCTTCTACGTTACCTTTAGTTATTAAATTATTTAATATATTTTCCTCGTTCTTAATAGATATGGTTCCTTCAATTAAACAGTTTTGATTATGTGGTTCCATAGTATTTATAATTATACTATTTTCGTTTTTTTGTATATGTTTCATATCTTCAAAATTAATCTTATTTATAGATAAATTATTTCCCATAATGTTAAAATTTAATTTTATATTTAAATTTTAACATATAATTAATCAAATTTAATCAATCAAATTTAATTGTTATAGATACCTTTTCTTGTTTAATACTTTTACTTGCACATATTGACAACTCTTCTCTCTTTTTACGTGTTTTTTGTTGTAAATTATTGGTTTTTGTATTTTTTCTTTTTGATGTGCTGTTGCGATTATTCATATCATTCTCAATAGTTTTATAATTTTCTTGTATAAAATCGATAACCTCGTTTTCTATAGCCCATTTAAAAAAATTGAGCTGTCCTATTGTTGTTTGTACCGAAGTGGTATCGTCGTATGGTATTGTTATTCTTTCCCATCTACAAAATGGATCAAATCGTTTTTTGGAATAAGAACGAAGTTTTAATTTATAATCATTGTATACTTTAAATCGATTTCCATTTTTAAGGTTATACGTTGTAAATTTTTGCTTGGCATAATTAGTCGCAAACCAATCAACTATTCTCAGCGAAATACTGGATTGACCATTTATAATTTTAAGCATTTTGTGTAAATTATCATTCATATTATAAAATTTTATTAGATTATCCAGTAATAAATTATTTTGAGTAGTGTAATTAGACATATTTTAGTTATACTAAATTAAATGTTTTAAATTATTATTGTAAGAAAGTATTTAATTTGTTTTTTGTGGCCGTAAAAATTCGTCCTGATTTGACAAATGTTGTATATAATCTTGCGATTCAAAGAAAGGATTTTTACAAGTATTTTGTATCAATTCCCTCTGATTAATTTTATCATTAACAAATTCCCGCTTATTTGAAGAAAAATTATTGATTTCTTGATTGATTTCTTGATTGATTTCATGATTGATTTCTTGTTTGATTTCATGATCATTATCCGGAATATATAATTGTTTATCGCTTTTATTAGATTTTGTTGGTTTAATACCTTTTGACCATTTTATTTGATTCATATAATTTATAAAATATATTAAATATTATATTTTAATTTTAATAATTTAAATATAAGTATCAAAAATTTCTATAATAACTATGAATAATAATATGAATAATAGAACAATTGACAGAACATTTGTTTTTTCTTGTCCAACTTTTGGTGGTTTTAAAAGAAAAATAAATATTAATCTATGTGAAACGAAACAAGATGTCATAGATAGAATGATATGTTTATTGGAACAAAACATAAAAAAAGAAGATTTATATAGATTAATAGAAATACTTAATACCAATAAAAAATTGTATCATATACATGATTATGAGTTCGGATATATTTTATTAAACGATCAAGAATATTATATATGTAACCACGGATGTTTATAATTCCGCAATGTATTCAATAATCCATATAATTAAACTTTCTTAATTCTTAACTGTTTTGTAAATTTAAAATTATTAGCATTTTGCACTCTTCTCTCCAAATTACACTTTAAACAACAAATAACTGTATTATCATTACTATGACAAATATTATTATCAATACGATCCAATGACCATTGTTTGGTATCTCTTACCATAACAAACAATACTTTAACATTATCTTTACAATAAAAACATAATAATTTTGAAATAACTAATTTTTCTATAATTTCATCCAATGTTATCAACTTATCTTCATGATATATATGTTTTTTTATGTCCTGATTTTTATAACCACTTAATTTTGATTTTATTTCGCGTATTATATTTGTTTCCATATTATCTTGTTGATTCATATAATATTTATTAATTAATCGTAATTGTTCAATATAACTTGGTTCTTGATAATTAACATTATTTCTCTTAGAAAAGTTATCTTTATTATTATCTTTATTATGAATAATCTTATCAATATTATTTTTACCAGTAATACTTATAGATTTCATTATAATATATAACTTTGATATATAATTTTAATATAATACTTTATTAAACTGTATTAAACTTTAAACTATATTAATATATAATGAATAATGATAATATAAATAACATTCTTGATAAGAATGACAATAATGACCATAATGATAAGAATGACAATAATGACCATAATGATAAAAATGACAAGAATGACAAGAATGATAAGAATGATAAGAATGATAAGAATGATAATATGAATTTAATTTTACACAATGAAACATCAAACAGTAAAAAAGAAGCATGGACTAAATTGGGGAAAACAGAAAAAATAATTAAATTAAATTCATACGTTGATACGTTATCTAAGGATAAAAAATTAAATGATACAAATATACAAGCACTAAAGGTATATTTAACAGATTCGTTGGATAGAAAAAGGTTAACGAGTGTTAAAGATGTTATTTATGATAAAGAAGAGTGTTTTATAAAAGATATACCAAGTTTAGTTTTTAATAGTAATACAAACAAATATACGTTAAAAAGGAATGATAAGAAAAATTCTACTATTAAATCATTGCCCTCTCATAATAAACCTAAATTAAAAAAAAAGAAGAAAAAAGATAAAGATAAAAATTGATAAATATTAAAGGATTATACTTATAATAAATATACATATACTTATATAAATGAACAAATTAACTAATAAAACGCACGAAGTAGATAACAAAGATAATATATCAAACGAAGATTTAATGAGTATTATTGAGTTGTCCGGTTCATTAATTTATGAAATTATATCTTATGATCCCGATATATATGCTAATCCAAAGTTTGAAGAGAAACTAAAAGACAATCTGAGGGATAATATATATCTACAAGTTCATAATATTTATGATGGAAAAAATATAGATATTCATAAAATAATAGAACGTGCTATTAATATTTCGCTATCTATATTTTATAATCACGTATCTCCAAGAAGATCATATATTAATACGCATATAAGAATTAAACCTAATTTTAAAAACATGAAAATAAAATTAGATTATCTTAAAAATATACCACAACCAGAACAAAGAACGGAAGAATGGTATAAGTTTCGCCATGAAGTTTTGACAGCAAGTAATATATGGAAGGTTTTTGGAACACAGCGGGCCCAAAATGAAATAATATATGAGAAATGCAATGATATTGATGTAAATAAATTCAGCAATGTTAATACGGAATCACCGATGCATTGGGGACAAAAATATGAACCAGTATCAATCGAATGGTACGAAGCCAAATATAAAACAAAGGTCTCGGATTTTGGGTGTATACCTCATCAAAGATATAAATTTCTTGCTGCTTCACCAGACGGTATTGTAACCGACGAAACTTCTAATTTGTTTGGTAGAATGGTTGAGGTTAAAAATATAGTTAATCGTGAAATTAATGGCAATCCAAAATATGAGTATTGGATACAGATGCAAATGCAAATGGAAGTTTGTCAATTAAACGAATGTGATTTTTTAGAAACAAAATTTATTGAATATGAAGATTATGACGAATTTAAAGCAGATGGTAGTTTTAATGTATCTGGTGAAGGAAAACAGAAAGGAGTAATGTTATACTTTCTTAAAAATGGTAGTCCTTGCTATGAATACGCACCACTAAATATAAATGAGAAAGATTTTACTATATGGGAATCTGAAATGATGAATAAATATGATAATATGACATGGAGAAAAAATATATATTGGAAATTAGAAATAATTAGTTGCGTCTTGGTATTGCGTAATAAATTATGGTTTAATTTGGTATTACCAAAATTTAAAAGTATTTGGGATACTATAGAACGAGAGAAGGTTGAGGGATTTAAACATCGAGAGCCCAATCGGAAGCCAAAAACAGATAAAAAGAAACAAAATAAACAGGCTTTTGGCGATGATATTGGTATTGGTAAGGGAATATGTTTATTCGATAAAATTAATATAATAAAAACTAAACCTCAAAATGATATATCCAATAATAATATAATAACAAATATTGAAACAAATATTGAAACAAATATTGAAACAAATATTGAAACAAATATTGAAACAAATATTGAAACAAATATTGAAACAAATATTGAAACAAATATTGAAACAAATATTGAAACAAAAAATATTTTTAATATTATAACGCAACCTTATAATAAATAAAATATAAAATATAATTAAATTTTTTTATATATTATATTTAAATATAAAACAATAATTATAATACACTAATAAATATATGATCTATTATTTTGGAATAGACAATGTAATTTGCAAAACTAATGAAACGGATTATGAAAACTCAGAACCTAATTATGAACGAATCTCTTTTATTAATAATTTATTTGATAACGGAAATATAATCTACTATAATTCACAGAGAGAACATAAAACCAACAAATGTTGTTCACTCTTATTACATCAACAATTAAAAGATTGGGGATGTAAATATACTCAAATTAAACTAAACATGTTGAGTTATGACAAGTTTGTAGATTCACAAACGCACCACCCAAGTGTATTTTTCCCGAAGTAAATAATATTTAATGAATCTTTATATAAATAGCTAAATGTGCGATTAAACAAGTTTTTTAAGTAATGTTTCATTCGCTAACTCATTTAATAATATATTTTTATTCTTTTCTAATAATTTTGAACTTGTATTTCCAGCAATTTCAATATATTTCTCTTTTAATTTTTCATTATTTATCCATTGGGGATATAATTTTTCAAATTCATTGGACCATTTTTTTTGAATACCTGCTTCGGTATTTTTTAATAATTTCTCTCCGTTATCTTCTTCCCATCCTTGATTATCATCTTTAACAAACCACTCCTTATTTTTAAAATTGGTACAATGAAATGGCCTTTCCTTTATTGATAATGGTTTTAAGTTTTTCAATACAACGTTAGATATACATTCATATTTATTTTTTGTTAAATCATCCATAGTAATTAATAACTTATTTGCAAAATTTTGTATAGACATTGCTTGTGCACACTCCTTATTTAAAAACATTTGTATGTTGATATAATTATTATTACTACCAATCTTAGGTATTATATCCTGCAATATTTTATTTTGTTCTTTTATTGCCTCTTCGTTATTATTTTGCATATTAATCATTTGTTCTTGCAATATTTTATTTTGTGTCATTGCGTCTTGTAACAAATCAATAATATTTTTATTATCAATAATATTTTTATTATCAATAATATTTTTATTCTCAATAATATTTTTATTCTCAATAATATTTTTATTATCAATAAATTGGATACATTTTTTCTTGTGGCGACAATATCCTGATTGATATTTATAAACATTACCACACACGCAAACATATTTTTTTGGAGAGTTTTTGTTACCATTTTTTACCATTGTGTTAAAAACGTGTTTTTTCGTGTTAAAGTGTTTATTTAAATCGCTAATTCTGTTAGCCTTATAATCACAATACTCACATACCCATATTTTTGGAGAGTTTTGGAGAGTTTTTTTTATCATTTTCTCTTAAAATAGGATAACAAAAAACTCTCCAAAAAATAGCAAAATTATTGGGATTAATTTGTTCAAAATTTTGTGTAGATAGGTTTTATTTAGTCAACAATTGTTTTTTTTACCATAATGTAGGAAAATCACTTTTTTTTTATTTTTCAAAAGTCAAAATTCTTAAAATGAAAGATTTTTTGTTATTTTTTTAAAATTTTTAGAAAATAGAATTGAAATTATTCTTAATAATTCGTGATTCGTTATTATTTATTAACAACTACTTAAAATTATATAAATATCTATATATAATGTCTGCTGATGATGATATGAAGGTTATTAAAAGGAACGGTGGTTATGAAGATATATCGTTTGATAAAATCTTGAATCGTGTTAAAAACCTAAGTATTAACATTAAACCTCAACTAAAATTAAATTATAGCCAGTTAGTTATGGATGTGATAGATCAAATCTATCCCAACATACCTACAACTGTGTTAGATGAATTGACCGCACAACAGTGTGCTTCCTTATGTACGAAACATTATGATTACGGAATTTTAGCAAGTAGAATTATTATATCAAATAGCCATAAGAATACAAGCGAAGTGTTTTCAGATGTTGTTAATAAATTATATAATTTTAAAGATGTTCATGGTGTAATTGTTCCTCTAATTCACGAGGATTTGTTTAATACAGTAGAAAAAAATAAAGAGTATTTAAATAATATTATCGATTATCAGAGAGATTATGAAATTGATTATTTTGGATTTAAAACGTTAGAGCGCGCTTATTTAATGAAAATAGATGGTAAAATTATGGAACGACCGCAACATATGTGGTTGCGCGTTGCTTTGGGAATTCATGGTGATAATATGGATTTAGTAAAAGAAACATATGATTTAATGTCCCAAAAATATTTTACACATGCGACACCAACCCTTTATAATGCAGGCACACCCAGACCACAACTGAGTTCTTGCTACCTTTTATCGATGGAAGATGATAGCATTGACGGTATTTATGATACTTTAAAAGATTGTGCTAAAATTTCAAAATGGGCGGGTGGAATTGGTTTGCATATTCATAATGTGAGGGGTCAGGGAAGCCACATTCGTGGAACAAACGGCACTTCAAATGGTATTGTGCCGATGTTACAAGTTTATAATAAAACTGCCAGGTATGTTGATCAGGGTGGTGGAAAACGCAACGGTTCTTTTGCGATATATCTTGAACCATGGCACAGTGATATAGAGGAGTTTCTTGAATTAAAGAAAAATCACGGCGATGAGGAGCAAAGAGCAAGAGATTTGTTTTATGCGCTGTGGATTCCGTCTCTTTTTATGGAAAAAATAACGGCAAACGAAGATTGGTGCTTATTCTGTCCGGATAAATGTCCGGGACTTGCGGATTGTTATGGCGACAAGTTTAAGTTGTTGTATGATAAATATGAGAGCGAGAATAAACAAACTAAAAAGATTAATGCGAGAACGCTATGGTATCAAATCTTAGATTCTCAAATGGAAACAGGAACACCATATTTACTTTATAAAGATCACGCAAACGAGAAGAGCAACCAAAAGAACTTGGGCGTCATTAAATCATCAAATTTGTGTACGGAAATTATTGAATACAGCAATAAAGATGAGACTGCTGTTTGTAATCTTGCAAGTATCGGGTTGAGCAAGTTTGTAAAAGATGATAAAACGTTTGATTATATAAAACTACATGAAGTAACAAAAGTTGTTGCAAATAATCTTGATAAAATTATCGATGTAAATTATTATCCTACAGACAAAACACAAAGAAGCAATTTTTTACATCGTCCAATTGGAATTGGAATTCAGGGACTTGCTGATGTATTTGCTATGATGGACCTTCCATTTTGTAGCGACAAATCCAAAGAAGTAAACAAATTAATTTTTGAAACTATATATCATGCTTCGCTTGAGAAATCAAATGAATTGGCAATTGAACGGTGTGAAACAATGATGGCCCTTAAAAAGTGCAAAGAACACAACGTTGAGTTGTTTGTAAATAGCGATAAAATGTGCAGAGAGTATACCGAAGTTGGCAAGAAACAACCAAATATTAATGTAGTTAAACCAATCAGAGCGGAATTAGAAAATTCTGGAACTACAATGGGTTCGTATTCGTCGTTTGTCGGTTCTCCAACATCTTACGGAATTCTTCAATTTGATATGTGGTCAGTTAAACCGAGCAATATGTATGATTGGGATACACTTAAATCGAGCATTAAAATGTATGGTTTGAGAAACTCGTTATCATTGGCACCTATGCCCACTGCTTCTACATCGCAAATTCTCGGAAATAACGAGTGTTTTGAACCTTTTACCAGTAATATTTACAGTCGTCGAACAATGGCAGGGGATTATGTGGTAGTAAACAAACATTTAATGCACGAATTGACTGATTTGGGATTGTGGGATGAAAAATTAAAAAATAATATTATTCTTAACAAGGGTAGTATTCAGCACATAAATGGGATACCCGATAAAATTAAAGAAAAATATAAAATTGTTTGGGAGATTCCAATGAAAGAACTTATTGATATGGCTGCAGATAGAGGCGCGTTTATTTGCCAATCACAAAGCATGAATTTGTGGATTGAAGATCCTGATTATAAAAAACTCACATCCATGCATTTTTATTCGTGGAAAAAAGGTCTAAAAACAGGTATTTATTATCTAAGAAGAAAACCCAGACATCAGTCACAACAATTCACGATTGAACCAGAAAAAAACACAGGCAACGATAATGATAATGAAAACGACGAAGATGAAGATTGTCTTATGTGCGGTGCATAAAAAAATGGTATAATAATAATATAATAATAATAATATAATAATATAATAATATAATAATTAATATTGATAATTATTATATTTAACTGCAATACAAGTTATATAATTTCTTTAATGTAACACACTTCGTTAATATATCGGTATTATTTACAATTTTATAATAGCATCGTAAGCAAATTAGGACGTCTGCCATAGAATCGTGGGTTCCGTTTGGATGATTCTCAAATAAATTAACGTGTAATTCAGCTAAGCGTGGATATTTGTAGTATGTATCACCATTTTTTTTTGTTTTTATTATTTTACATATATCAACCGAATTTTTCATCGTGCAAAATTCTTTAATACCATAGCCACTCGAGTTTGAAAAGAACTGCTTTTTATTATTACGTTTTAATTCAACCATTACCATTTTAATATCAAAAGATACGTTGTGTCCTACGACTACATCTGCTTCTAAAATAATTTCATTAAATTTCTCCAAAGCATCGCATATATCAATACCCTTTCTTTTTGACTGCGATCTTGTTATACCGTGTATGTTAATACTCTCATCGCTTATATTTATATTATCGTGTAATTTAATAATATCATCATAGCAGTCTATAATTTTATTAGTATCAGTATCATAAAGTATGTGGCTTAACTGTATAATATGTGGCCATTTATCTACTTCATTAACCTTCGCCCATTTCATAGGTAATCCAGTTGTCTCGGTATCAAAAACTAAAACTTTCATAATTATTAATTAAACTATAATTGTGAAACTTTATATCAATTTTGCTTTAAAACAAAATTAGGACACGTAATATAATATTGTTTTTTTATAACTTCTATCAAATTATTGCTTTCCTTATTCATGTTACAACCAAACGTTATCCCTAATTCTTTATGGTCATTTATTTTAATAGTATCATTAATACTTTTATTGTCGGTATCCAATTGTAAATTTAATTTAGTATTTAAATTATTACATATTTCACCTACATGTTCTGTATTATATTTATTATACATAACTACAAAATCCAATTCATCGTAATCATTTGAATGTGCTAAATTATATAATATCATTTCCTTTGTAATATTATTATCGGGATGAATTTTATTTGTTCTTTTTGGTAATCTTATTACAATAACTTCTATAATATCGGTTGGATTAATTAAACATTTTAACCAGTTTGAACTAATAAATTGTCCTATTATTGTATCAGTATTATCTTGCGTATTTATTAAAAATTGTCTTTCTAAAAGAAATTTCCATTCATATTTATTAATTCGATACATAAAGTAAAAGCTACAGTCATTCTCTAATAAAAGATTATAAGTATTCATTTTATTAAATATAAAAAAATTTATTTATATTCAATTTTATATTTAATAGTTCTATTTAATAGTTCTATTTAATGGTTGTATTTAATGATTATAATTGCGACATATACCAAATGTTTTTCTGTGATAATCTGATATACCGTTTTCTATAATACCGTTCATGTGTTCTTTTGTCCCATAACCCTTATTTTTACGAATGCAATATTTTTCATCCAAATCAGGATTATTATCGCACAGTTCATATATATATTTGTCGCGCTCAACCTTTGCCAATATAGAAGCTGCAGCAATTGAGGAGTATATATTATCACCTCCTTTAATGCACGTATGCGGAACCTGAATAATATTTACATTATTTACAACAGTAAATGGTTTAAAATCATTACCATCAATTAACAAGTGAAATTTATTTTTATTAGACAAGGCATTCTGAGTATTATTTTTATTTATAATATTTCTGATTGCGTTGTGCATAGATCGATGTGTGGCGTTTCTAATATTTAGCTCATCGATTTCTTGTTCGGTACAATAAGATACATTCCACATTATTGCATTTTCTTTTATATAATCGGCAACCTCATTAATTTTTTTTTCCGATGTAAATTTTTTACTGTCTTTCATTAGTTCGTGTTTAAATGTTTCATCTTTAGGTAAAATAACAGCGCCACTATATACGCGCCCTAACATTGGTCCTCGTCCTGCTTCATCAACTCCAATTTCCAATATTGTTTCGTCATCTATGTATTTATTCTTTAATATATTAACAATTTTTTTACTCGACATTATATTTTAACATAATATTTATGTAAAAATATATCAATTTATAAAAATATTTTCGCTATATAAATTATAATGAAACTTAAAAAAATCCATTTATTTTTTATATTATTATTAACTTTATTTTCCAGTTCACTACTTGGTTGCATTAATAAAGAAGGTTATTATAACAAAGAAGGTTATTATAACAAAGAAGGTTATGATAATGTAGAAGGTGATAAAGAAAAATTTATTTCAAGCGATAAAATACCAGCAGGCAAAGAAGATTTATATATTTTAAAAAGTCAAATAGTCCCCCCGGTTTGTCCTGCTTGTCCAAATGTTGTGGCGTGCCCCAGTAAAAAAGAGATGACACCCTGTCCGCCTTGCGGTAGATGTCCTGAGCCGTCATTTGATTGCAAAAAAGTTCCCAACTACACTACCAATAGCGATTTACCAAGACCATTAGTAAATGATTTTAGCAAGTTTTAAGAAATAAATTAATACATTCATATTTAAGAATATATTAATTATAAACGTTTTTTTATACACTGTTTATCAATTTGCATAGTTTTACATTTTGTCTCTTGAGGAACAATCTTTATTATACATTTAGCTTTTTTACCATATAGTGGTTCAGTGCAACCCTTTTCAATCTTTCTGGTTTTTTTAAAATTAAACATTTTTGGATTTTCGTCAGTACACCTTGCTCTAAAATGTTCGTACCTTTCTCTCACATCGCAATATGTTAAACCTGATTTCTTATTAAGCATTTTATTTATAACTTCGTGTAATTTATAAATGTATTTAGAGAACGTATCGCGGTTTTTCATTACGCACATTTTCAATGGGTAAGCTTTGAAATTTCTCTTTAAATTAACTCTACAATACTTACATGGTAAAATATTTTGTAAATTTAGAACAAAATTGCGATAATTAATTTTATCTGTTCTGGTTGGTTTTATTGGATAATTAAAACTCAACGTATGTAAAAAATGCCACATGCTCGGTCCCCAAACGGTTGTTAGCATTCCTTCACTTGCACTATAATGTTTTTTTTTATATGTTTTATTTTTTTTATGTGTTTTATTTTTTTTATGTGTTTTATTTTTTTTATGTGTTTTATTTTTTTTAGTTTTATTTGAATTCATATTAAAATAACATTAGAAAATCTTATTAGAAAATCTTATTTTATAAATATATATATGTCAAATAAAGAAGATTTCTATAAATTTTCAGATAATACAAAAGTAATTTATAACATGTTAAATATGAGTTTATTCATAATTATATTTATAATAATTAACCCGTTTAATATGGGCAATAGTGTAACTTCTATAAGTAAAATTATAATTGTTTTATTTTTAACTTTTATATTAACAACAAATTACAATGAAACTATAAATTTTACAAAAAAATTTCCAAAACTATTTAGTGATGTTGATTATATTGATATAAAAAATAATATATTACTTAGCCATGTTTTAACTGTAGTAATACTATATTTAATATTTTACATCATTTCAACATTTTTTTTAGAAACATCTAAAATATGATTTGCTATATTAGTTTTTTTTACATTATCGTTAATATTAATATTTTTCACTTTTAGTATTTGTTTAATATATTCGACGTCATTATAAAAGTTGATTTTATTTATTTCAATATATTTACCATTTTTAGAAACAAAAATCATTTAATATAAATATTATTATAAATGTCAAATAGATTTTATATTTATTCGTATATATATTATAATAAATTATTCTATAATAATATATAATGTCAATGTTTAAAGAAGTTTTATCTAAAGCAAAAAAAAATAAATTTTTAATTATATTTTGCATTATTAGTGCTATATTATTAATAACAATCGCCTATTTTGTTTATAAAAAAGATTTATTCAATAAAATTAAACCGGATTATGTTGAAAATAAAGAGTTTATTAATAAACGCGTTGATTCAGTAGAACTTTTATTTTTTTATACCGATTGGTGTCCTCACTGTCAAACTGCCAAACCAATTTGGAAAGATTTAAAAGATACAACGCCCGCGATTAATAATGTTAAAATTAATTACGTTGATGTAAATTGTGAAACAGAAACAGAATTGGCAGAGAAATATAATGTTGAGGGATATCCTACTATCAAATTGATTAAGGATAATCAAGTTATAGAATACGATGCTAAACCGGACAAAGAAACACTGCTCGTATTCTTAAACAAATTTTTATAAACTTTCAAGAAATAATTTAGATTCTTCAATGCCAATCGTAATTAAGTCTTTTCTAAACTTCTCATCGTTTAATGTTTTGCTCCAAATAGATAAATCATTTGAATACGTTATTTTGGACATAATTGTATTTTTTATTTGTATAGGCGGTTCTATAGTGTCAATTTTATTTTTCATTTGTTGCAACAATGATAATAAAAAATCTATAATATTAGAATCGTCATTAATAATACTTTTATTTATATTTTCTTCTAATATCCATTTAACATTAAAAGACAGTGTTTCATCCTCATTACATTTATGTTTGTTTATGCAATCATTTAATGGAAAGTTATTTAATAATCCACCGTCTATATAGCATTTATCGTTATTGCATATTGGTTGAAATATAAATGGAATCGCCATACTCATTGCTAATGCTGTTATGACAGATAAATCCGGATAATTAAAATGTGATAATTCTATCTTTTCCATTATATCGTTATTCAATTCAGTTGTGTATAAATATAAATTAATTTTATTAATATCATACAACTCTTTTAAAGTTATATTTACATTTAAATCTTTAGCGGTAAATAGATATTTTATACATTCTTTAACATAACTTTCATCTAATATACCTTTTGATTTAAACGCGTCTATTATCATTCCTGGTTCTATAACAACCACTTTATCCCAAGGTCTTTTCATAAAATAATCATCCAAAACATCCCACTCATAATTTAATGTTAATACTACAGCAATAAATGAACCTACAGATGTTCCATATATATTTTCTATATCTTTCAAATACCAATATTTTTCTCTTGATAAATTACTTAACGCACCATATAGAGAGAAGCCAGCCGGTCCACCCCCACTCAATACCAAATGTTTTATAGTCATTAGATAATGTAAAATGTTATTTTTAATAAGTTTTTTTCTAAATTTAATTTATCATGGATACGATATTTACTCTTGGAGATGAAACGAACGAAAAATTAAGAATTAATTTAGATGATTTGTATGAACAAAAACAAAAATATGATACAAATACGGTAATAATATATAATAGGATTCTTGCCAGAATACACAATAGAATTCAGACAATTTCAAGAATACACAAAGAAGATCATTATTGTTGGTATGTTATACCGGAAATGATGATAGGTATTCCTAATTACGATCACGAAGGTTGTGTTTCTTATTGTATCGACGAATTAAAAGATAATGGTTTTATTATAAGATATACTCACCCAAATTTATTATTAATATCGTGGAATCATTGGATTCCAGGATATGTTAGAAACGAATTAAAGAAAAAAACAGGTGTAAATATAGACGGAAGAGGTAATAAAATTATAAATAAAAAAAACGGAGAGATTAATGATTCAAATTTTAATACTACATCTAAATTTAGTAATAATAATAATAATAATAATAATAATTATAAAAAAATTGATAGTTATAAACCGTCTGGGATATATAATAAAGATTTATTCAAAAATATACACAATAAATCAAGCAATAAATAAAATATACTATTATACAATATTTTATTTATCTAACGACGGCGGCGGTTGTGTCTTGCTCTGCGAGTTACGCGGAACGCTACCTTTTTTGTTCTTTTAGTATTTAACTTTTTTCTGCAAAATGTGCGTTTTTTTCCTTTAGTCACTTTGCATCCAGATGTAGATTTGCACGAGACTTTATTTTTGCCACGACAAGGAGATTTTTTTACGCGTTTACGATATATACGTTTAGCGGTGAGGGAAACTTTTTTAGCCATTATAAATTATAACAAGAAAAAAATTTAATTTACATAATTAACCCCGCCTATCAAAATTGCTTTTGGTTCTAAATCATCATCATCAAGTTTTAATTTTTCACCAGTATTACTTTTTTTACTCTCGGGTAAGTCAACTTCATTATTTATTTTGTCTAAATCATTTTTGTTTAAGGATACCATACCATTTTTTTTATCTAAACTTTCTATTTCCAGGTCTATTTTTTGTTCTGTATTTGGAGTATTTTTTTCATCAATAATTAATGGAGACGGACTTGACATATTAATTTTATCGGAATTACTCTTTTCAGGAGTAAGAATTAATGGAGACGGACTTGACATATTAATTTTATCGGAATTACTCTTTTCAGGAGTAAGAATTAATGGAGACGGACTTGAAATATCAACCTTTTCTGGGACAACAACCGGATTTTTAGGAGCAACCACCTTTTCTGGAGCAAGAGGATTTGGTGCTACAACAACCTTTTCCGGAGCAACAACATTTTCTGGAGCAACAACATTTTCTGGAGCAACAACCTTTTCCGGAGCAAGAGGATTTGGTGGAACAACCTTTTCCTGGCTTGTATTTAACATTTTAATATTTTTGATCCGGTCATTAACTCTTTCATCATAAATTTTTTTTTCTTCATTTTTGATGTTTTCAATTAAATTATCGTTTGAAGAAGATTTAACCGTGTCTATTTTATCATTATTATTTTTTATTTGAATATCAACATCATCATTATTTTTTATTTGAATATCAACATCATCATTATTTTTTATTTGAATGTCAACATCATCATTCTTATTATCATTCTTATTAATTAATTGTTCTTTTTCTACTATTTCTAAAGAAACATTATTATCATTTTTATTAATATTATTAATTTTTTCATTAATTCTCTCCTCTAATTTTTTTTGCTCTTCGTTTTTTATATTTTGGATTATATCCAGATCAATATTATCCGTTGGTGCCTTTTTTTCAGTATCTTTCGGTAAAATATTTTTTTGATTATTTATATTATCATTCAGGTTATCTAATTGATTTTGTGAAGTTTCTTTATACATCATGTTGACAATAACCTCAAATATATTCAAACCTTCTAAATAATCTTTTTCACATTTCAAATAAAGATTTATAATTGGTGCTTTTGTTTCTTCTATAATCAAACCTAATTTTTTATATGTTAAATTCGGATTAATTATGATCTCTTTTTTGTTTGTTTGTTTATTACCAATTAAAATAAATATTTTATCGATAATTTTTATTAATTTATTTTGATTTTCATTTGTTGTTTTCATCATATTTTCAATGTGTTGTGCGTATTTTTTAAAATACTTTTGTTTTTTTGTTCCAGTATATACCTTTGTGTAAGCACCGTTGTTTTTACATTTACCCATATTATGAAATTCTTTTAAAGGAACATCGCTAAAGGTTTTTACATTATCAGGAACATCTTTTTTCCCAGTGAATGTCTTATAAAATTGTTTTACATCATTTTCATATACCTTCTTTGTTTTGTCTGTCATACCAATAAAATTGCCCGTGTTATAATCATATTTATCATAATATAATTTTGCAAGTTCGGGTATGCCCGGTTCATTAATTAACTTTTTTGTTTTACCTGTTTGTTTATTTATATTTTTATCGCAAAAATCCGGTTTAATTTTAATTTCTTCATTATTATTTACACCAAAATTTGATTTATTTAATAAAGAATTTATTCGTGTGCTGCATAAATTATTTCTATTTATTGTAGTATTACTATATTTTGGAATGTAAATTTTGTTTTCTAAATCTACTTCTTGAACTTCTCCATTTTCATTTTTATAATTATATGTAGGATTAACAGTAGTAACTATAGCAGCATATATGTGTGCGATTTTTATATAAAATTTAGCAATACCTAAACACAAACGTTTTTTTTTTATATTACTATCTACGTCTATTTTATCCAACTTGTCCTTTTCAAAAAAAATAATATTATCTTTAGCCATTTCATTTACCTCTTTGCCTTTTTTTATGCGTTGTGATAAATACTGAACTTGTTTATAATTTAAATTATGATTAATTATTTTAGATGTTAGAATTACTAAATTATTACAATATTTTTGGTCTGTTAAATTTTTAAAATCTTTAAAATTATTTGTTAAAATAAAATTAGTTGCTATATAATCTATTATTTGTGTTAAATCCTTTGATTTTTTATTTGATTGAACGTTGCCCATAATATAAATCTATATTTATTAAATACATTTTTATTTATTTAAATAAATAAAATTGAATTAGAATTTAATTATATACTAATGATTAATGATGAATGAAACTAAAAAAATAAAGAAAAAAACCATAAATAAAAAAGAATTATGGAATAGTTTTGAAAAAGAGATTAATAGCAAAGAAGAGAATAAGGAAGAAATTGAATGTATTTATAGAGATACAACGCCCGGATCATTTTGCGAATGTTGCGAATCGCTTTTAGTCATTACAGACGAGGGTTACCAAGCATGTACAAATAACAAGTGTGGTATTATTTATAAAGATATACTTGACAGCACGCCCGAGTGGAGATACTACGGCGCCGACGATAACACCATTAGTAATCCTACGAGAGCCGGTCCTCCCATTAACCCATTATTAAAAGAATCTTCGTTTGGATGTAAATTAATATGTTCTAACAGATCCAGCTATGAAATGAAAAAATTAAAAAGATACGCCGAATGGCAGTCAACCCCATATAAAGAAAAATCTTTATACGAAGAATTTGAAAGAATATCTATATTTGCGAGACACTCTGGAATTCCAAAAATAATTGTTGATGATGCCGTAAGATATCATAAAAAAATATCCGAATACAAAACATTTAGGGGATTAAATAGAAATGGAATATTAGCCGCTTCTATTTATATCGCTTGTCGTTTAAATAATTATCCAAGAACAGCCAAAGAAATAGGAACTATTTTTAATATAGATAATGCCACGGCAACAAAAGGATGCAAAAATGCTAATTCCATTATAAATGAAATCGAGAATGAAAATGATGTTAAAACTATATTATGTAAGACAACACCTGAAGCTTTTATAGAAAGATACTGCAGTAAACTTAGCATAAATAAAGAGTTAACTAATTTAGCGATTTTTATTGCTATTAGAATATTACAGCAGAATCTTATTCCCGAAAACACACCCAGTTCAATATCCGCCGGAATAATATATTTTATAACACAGGAATGTAATTTAAACGTAACAAAGAAACAAATAAGTTTTATAAGTGAAATTAGCGAAGTTACAATTAATAAATGTTATAAAAAATTACTTCCACATAAAGGCAATTTAATACCGCAAATTATCATAGATAAGTATTCTGATTGTATTTAGGCACACGCTTGTTTGGAGTTTTTGCCCTGTCTTCTCCATGCTAAACAAGGTGTATTTTTTTTTACCATATATCTTTCTAAATCACCCCGATAAGCACAATTACTTTGAATAGTGTTTAATTTTAATCTTAATAATCTGTCTCCGCTTGATACGGCACCCTGTGTTTGAAAACCACCACTACCACTACTATTATTAGGTTTGTGAAAGATTCTCTTTTCACATTTTTTTATAGTTATACTTGCACCCATATTGTTGTGTACCCCACATACATAATAAAGTTGTTTTTGTGCTCCATAAGGAACGACAAATTTTGTTTGTAAAGGAACAACAGTTACCCCATTACTATATATATTACTCTTCCACCCTGGATCATCGTTACTTGTAGAAAATTTAAATGGGTGTGCGACGTTATTAGTATTCAAAAAAATATAAGTATTACCTTCTATTAATTCTAATTCCGGTCGTGGACGACCATCTATAAGATATTGATCGAAACTACCAGAGTCGTGCACTGCCTTAGATCCAACAGTAACATTAAATGTCGTTGTAGTTGGTGTATTTGATTTAGTATTTTGTTCATAAGTCATAGTTCTTGCGCGCATATAAGAACGAGCATCACCATATTTAACTACTTTTCCTTTATTGTCCGTCATATTATCTTGAACACCAGATCTTATTGGTTTGCAAGCAGCATTACAATTAATAACACGATCAATATTTTCTTTTATTACATATACATCACCATCATTTATATCTGGACAATTGATACTATTTGTATGTGTAACGCCTCCTGGGAGATCCATAGGCATACTTCTTAATTTTCCACTTCCACCACTACTTAAACTTTTACGATAGTGTCTTATTGGACGAGCTTTGAACGGTGTATCTGGTGGAGTTAAAGATGGTGCTGTTAATACCGGAACCACTATATTAGTTGATTTCCCTTTCCATGATAATTTTGACATTTATATACTCTTAAAAGAAAATAAAAACTTATATTATAAATATAATGTTTTTAGTAAAATTAATGATATGCTTTTATATAATAATAATTTTAGCATCAATTATATCTAATATTTCTAAAATCAAATTTAATTCATTAGAAGGAATGGAGAGTTTAGACCCATTAACTCAGGCAAAATTAAATAGTGCTGACATAATAAGTCTGAGCAAAAAAGTTAACAGTTGGAATATAGATAAAATAAATAAAGATATTACAAGTTTAAATAAAAAATGTGGTGAGGCAATGAAAGCCCGCGATGAAATGAAACAAATGCGCGAAGAACAAGAAGAAGAACAAGAAGAAGAATAATAAAATTAAAGAAATTATTTTATATAATTATTAATAGTAATAATTAATAGTAATAATATATAAAATGATTATAGTAAATATAACAATATTATATTTTTTAACAACAATAATATTATCATTATTATCTAAAAATAAAGAAGGTTTAACGTCTTCAAAAAAAGACGATCAATACACTAAATTACTATTAAACAATAATTCTAAACAAATAACTGCTATTAAAAATAAAGTTATTTTAAATACAAATCCATTAAACATTATATTGAATAAAATAAAATATTGGGAAAAAATGATTAAAGATACGCAAAATAAAAGCAAATCAGAAAGCAACGAAATGTCATCCGAATTAAAGAACCTGTAAATCTTGTTATTGCCAAAACCAATACTTTAGCTAATATTATTTTGTATTTTTTATTACTATATTATATATTATAATTTATATATGTCTAATTTTTTTGAAAAAGCATTGAATGACGCAGATAAATTACAAGAGGATTTATTGGGACCAGATTATGATTATGCAAAACAAATTAAAAGTCCGCAGGAATTGGGTATGGGGAGTAGCGGCAGTTTAAGCACTATTGCTAATAATATTAAAGGTCTTAAAGGATATACCGAAGTTTTAGTAACCGGAACAGGCAACGCAACAAAAACCCGTGGACCATTAGGAAATAAATTTTTTTTAGAAACTGGTGCTAAATGTAAAGATACTAAAACGGGAAAATCTGAAACACGTTCTGTTTATGTAAATAATGTTCCCGATGGTTCTATACCATTTATCACACAAGGAATGGGTGTTAGAATGACCGCATTTAGAGGGTTGGTCCCTGGTATGCTGGGTAATGTAAGTAATATAAATCCTATGCAAATATTTCAATCATTTATGAGCGGCACAAATCCGAAATGTCAAATGATTACCATGCAAACTGTTGATAATAATAATAGAAAAAAAAATGAAAGTGCATATGTAACGAATGTTGATATTCGTGGTATATCGCCTTGCTCATTTCCATCAAAAACGAATCCACTTACAAAAAGTAAATGCAATGAAGGTTTTCAAATTATTGATTTTAACGTGGGCAATGATAATAATGATATGCCAGATGATGCTTTAATAAAAATGTATTACAGCGCGTTGGGACTATTAGGCATATATATATTATTTAAATTACATGAAAAGAGTTTGAAACTTAAATAAAATATAGATCCAATTAATTTTTATTAGTTTTACGTTTTTTATTAGTTTTACGTTTTTTATTAGTTTTACGTTTTTTATTAGTTTTGCGTTTTTTATTAGTTTTGCGTTTTTTATTAGTTTTACGTTTTTTATTTTTTCCACCACCTTGTTGTGGTGATGCAATATTTTCTCCCACACTTTTCTTCACCAATCTAAAATCACTTTTTGCCGCACGCCACAAATCTCTTGTAGCACCGGGTGCGAGCTGAACCGAATCTCTTAAAACAGATGTTACTCCTCCAATTGTATTAGATGCAACAGTTCTTACCGTATCAAAAAAAGATTTTTTTTTGATATCATTGTTTTCCATTATATAATATAATTATAATATATTATATAAAAAGTTTAATTTTTCGTTAGCGTGTATAATTTAACTGCTGCTAATCCTCCTGCTAATTGTGATAAGATATAAGGTATTACGTGATTTTTTTTAAATTTCCCCATACTTGCTAATGCTAAAGTAACAGCAGGATTAAAATGTGCGCCAGAGATTTTATTACCCAATAAAATTATTATAGCAAGTGATGAACCAATAGCTAAATAATTACCGGTTGTTAAAATTATATATACTAAAAATAGCGTTCCAATAAATTCAATAAATAGTTTATTCATTATATATTACAAAACATAATATAAAATATAATTTTAAAATTTAACATTCTATTTACTTAGTTTCAAACTTTCCGTTTGATTTTCTTTCAACTAACGCTTTTAGTCTTAATAGTCTTGTTCTGTCAGAACTCTCGCGAACATTTACAGTCGATTTGCCACTATCTTTTAAATCTTGAGTAAATGATTTTAAAACCATTTTTCTATTTGCTGATCTAAAACCTCCTTTTTCATTTAAAGTCATTATAATAATTAAATAGAAAAAAAAATAATGTTTTAATAAATGTTAATAATGTTTTAATAAATGTTAATAATGTTTTATGTAATAATTCTTGGTGCTACGTTCATTGTAATCAACTCTTGGAACATTAATTTACAAGCATAAGGTATTTTTACATTATCAAAACTTACGCGGTTATTACAAACTCTACAATAATGAATATGTAGTTTATCATTATAAGATGCGATTAATCCACATTTTTTACAAATGTTTACATTATACGCGTCTGACGCATCATACAAACGTTCTTTATTGAATCGCGATGCTCCATGAGAGCACATACAATCTCTTTCCATTTCGCCATATCTCAATCCGCCATCACGAGACCTTCCTTCGGCCGGCTGTCTCGTTAGATTTACCATCGGACCATTGCTGCGACTATGTTGTTTATCTGAAACCATGTGCTTAAGTCTTTGATAAAATACTGGTCCAACAAAAATCGATGTTTCCATTTGTTCGCCAGTCAAACCATTATACATTAGTTCATTTCCGCTTGATTCATATCCCAATTTTCTTAGCTCGCTGCATATATCGGTAATCTTGAGATTTCCAAAACTGGTACCATCACCAAATAGTCCCAACTCCAATAATGCCTTGCCAAGAAGAGTTTCTTTTAATTGTGCAATTGTCATTCGCGAAGGAATAGCATGTGGATTAATTATAATATCCGGCCTTACACCGTTATCGAGGAACGGCATATCACATTCGGGAATTATATTACCAATGGTTCCCTTTTGTCCGTGGCGACTGCTAAACTTATCACCAATAACAGGTTTTCTAAGTGTTCTTACACGAACTTTACAAAAATTATATCCATCTCCATTTCGCTCGATATAATTTTTATCGACGTATGATTCCTCATGTGTTCTAAAAATTCTACTTTGATCTTCGTATTTCATTACTTTTGTATGATTGTTTCGCGCTTCTTTGATTGGTAAAATCTTGGCTATAATAATATCTCTATTTTCGATTAGTGTATTCTCTGGAACAACACCATTATTATTTAACTTTTCATAATTACCAAATTTAATACCCTTTGTTTTTGAAGGATCTGGTTTACATCTAATTTCTTCATCTCCATTTATTTTTCTATCTTCGTCCTTTTCTGTATGATAAATCGTAGCTAAAAACATACCTCGGTCAATAGAAGCTTTATTAAATAAAATAGAATCTTCCTGATTATAACCGGTATGTGTCATAATGGCAACAATTATTTGTTCACCCGAAGGTATTTTATTCAAATTCATCATGTTCATAATACGCGTATCGACCAATGGTCGCATTGGATAAGATAGAACGTAAGCGGTTTTGTCCATGCGGCTATTATAATTAGTTACATACATTCCCATTGCTTGCTTGCCCATAGCACACTGGTATGTGTTTCTCGGAGATTGATTATGTTCTGGATATGGAATACACGAACCAAGAATTCCAAATATAGTGCTTGGATGTATTTCACAGTGTGTATAGTTAAAAATATGATTTTTTTTACTCGTAATCAAATCTTTTGGTGTCATTGCCACCATACTAAAATTTTGTTCTGACGAATCAATATACTCAATAATAGAACTATTACAAGTCATATCAGTTAGTAAATCATTCCAAGTTAATTTTTTTTTTGATAGCATATTAACATGAGTTTTATTTAAAATCAACTTATTATCTTTTACCTTTAAAACAGGGCGTATTAATCTTCCTGCATCATTATTTACATGTATTTCTTTCATAGAAATATTAAATATTATTGAGCAGTAAATATTAATAATTCCTTTATATTTCATCTCTTTTAATTGATTGAACAAAACGAATGGATCTTCTGTAATACCAAGCCATGCTCCATTGATGAAGACTTTAACGCCATTAACAATTTCACTTTTTGTAATATCTTTAAAAGTTTTTATTTTACCTTCAATAAATTCATATAATAATGAATTATCACTTGGAATAGTTACATTTGTCATATAACTCAAATTTTTAACTATACCAACTGATGCTCCCTCAGGAGTTTCTGCTGGACATATAAATCCCCAAGTGCTGTTATGTAATTTTCTCGGAGGAATTAATTTTCCACTTTTATCAATTGGTGTATTAATACGCCTTAAATGACTTAAGCTTGATATATACGTTAGCCTATTTAGGACTTGTGCTACACCAACTTTATTGCTATTTGAGTGTTTAATACCAAAATCACCCGTCGCCAATGCTCGTTTTAACCCATTTTCAATAGTTGTTGATTTTATAATTTTATAAATATTTGTATGATTAATTATAGAAATATAATCTTCTTTTGTTCTCCACGAACCATTATTTATTTCTCGCAATATTTGTTTTGTCATATCCTTAACCAGCTTATTAAAATAATTACGAAACAAGTTATTTAACAATGTTCCTGTTAGATCGATTCTTTTATTAATATACGAATCCCTATCATCGGGAGGTATAAATCCCAAACTACACGATATTAGACGATTGCACATGTATCCAAGGAAATATTTTTGTTGGTCATCGGTTTTACAGTGTGGAAATAGATCACCCGATAATATACTGTTTGTAAATTCTAATTTTTTTCTTCTGCCAGTTTCTTTATCCATATTTAGAGGCGTATACATAACATGCTGTGTTATATAAGTAATTGCATCTTCTTTGGTTAAGTAATCGTTAGCATCTACAATTGATGCTCTTAGTGATAACAATAATTTTTTTATTTTATCATCTTCGCTTTCTGTGTCTAAAATGATATATTCGCATATTTTCTTATCTTGGATCACACCAAGTGCTCTAAAAACAATAAATAGTGGAATGGGTATTTTAATCCTGGGGATTTGTAAATAAATACTACACCCAAATCCGTTATTTTTTGTCGCGATATATAATGATATTTGTTTTGGTGAAATACATTTATTATCTGGAACCGATTTAATTTCCGCCAACCAACTCCATTTATTATTATTTTTAGTTATATTAAAACACTGAACGCGATTTTCAGCAGCCCTTTCTTGCCCCAAGCAAGTTTTTTCCGAACCGTTTATTATAAAATAACCGCCTGGGTCCATATAACATTCCCCATTTAAAGTGTGCGGTATATGTTGATATTGGTTTAAGATACAAATACTCGATTTTAACATAATCGGTAGCTTGCCTATACACAAGTTTTTCATCTCTTTGTATATGGTTTGCTCAGACGACAAATCCTTCCCTGTCCTAACAATATATTTAATAACTATATCTATTTTCATATTAGAAGAATAGGTAAAGTTGCGTAGCCGAGCTTCTTGTGGAAACATTAATTTCGTAGCACCATTATTTTCATGTATTTGTGCGCGCTGAATACAGAAATTTTTAAAAGTAATAAACGTTTCAAGGCTATACTTATCAGCCTCCTTTACATAATCATTTTCTGACTTTATATTTAATGGGTTGAACATTTCTATGGTTTTAGGAATTTGAACTTGAACGAAATTATTGTAAGATTCTAACTGATGTTTAACTGCTTGTTGTAGATTAATCCCTTCAAAATATGATTCTATCACTTTCCAAGGTTCATTATTATAATTATTGTAGTCAATTTCATCATTAGATTTATCCATTTTTATTTCAGTCATTTAAGTTAAATTATATATCAATTTTTCTTTAAATTATATATCAATTTTGCTTTAAAGTTTATTGTTTTATTATTAACTTCCATAATAATTTTTAGTATATATTTTTCAAAAGCTTATTTAGTATAAAATATAATTATTGTGTTAATTATTTTATTATGATTAATTATTTTATTAAATAAGTAAACTATAATATATCTTTTTTTCAAGTTTAAAACCTTGTGTAGTTTTCAAATATATATATATATATGTCTCAATCTAAAAAAACTATACTTTTTAATCCAGATTTATTATCTACAGGTAAAAAAAAAAATAAAACAATAAAAAAAAAAATAAAACCTACGCGACCATCATTAATAAGACCAAACAAATTGCGAAGCCAACTAATTAATAAAATAAAAGATTTTCAAAAGCGGGAAAATAATAATGAAAACAACGAAAATAATAATGAAAATGAAAAAATAAATACAAATTTAGAAATATTTACAAGTGATTTTAATAAATCAATTGATTTTCTCGAAAATCTAAAAAAAGAGAACACAACAAAACCGGTAATGCAACCTGTAATGCAACCGGTCGTTCAACAACCCGCGCAACCGGCCATGCAACCGGCCATGCAACCGGCCATGCAACCGGCCATGCAACAACCCGTGCA